AGGCTGCATCGAGCTCTCCTTCGTATATGGTAAGCCTTGTACCCTTATCTGGGAATAAATTTTGCCCAAAAAGTTGAGAGTCGGTGTTATTACCCTCCATCCAGAAGTCTTTGTCCTTTGTTTTGACTTTTGCTGCACAAACTTGACCGTTTTTGTCAAAATAGTGCATACGGAGCGTTTCTCCGTCCTTATGGATGCGATATTTACGGCATGTCTCTTCGGACAAGCCTCTTTTTCCTAATTTAACAGGATTACCTTTGAGCATTGCGGTTCGTTTGGGTTTGCCACTATCGTCATCTCCTCCAGAACTATAAGCATTGCATACAAAGCAATAAGTGTGTCCATCAGAATACACGGAATTACCGTCTGACGAACCACAGCTAGGACAGCTGGAGTGATATAAGAATGTTGATTCATCTGAGCCAGTCAACTGGGATTGCATAATAAGCACACCAAGGAAAACCGTTCTTCTCTGCCCACATGGAGTAGGTAGTTTTAGAACGCTTGTTTATTTTATTGTGAGGGGATTGAAAGATGATACGAATATCAAGGTCTGGGTTAGCTGCCTTCACAGCTTTCATCTTGCGTCTTTGCTCTGGAGGAAAGTAACCCTTAGTTTCTAAGTAGACATCCCCAACCTTAAAATCAGGGATGTACTTAGCTTCTATAGTGTATGTCAGCTTTTCGCCCTCATACTGGTACGGTACTTTCATCTCGTCAAGCAAGTCAGCAACCTGCTCTTCCAAATGACTACGCATTAGAAGTCGTCCTCTTCAACGGAGCATGGAGCTGCGTCTACATTAGGATCTTCGACCTTAAATCCACTTGACTTACCAAATAGTTCTGATGCGTCCTCGGCTGTCATGTCACCATTGTCTACTACACCAGCTCCGCTGTTAAGACTAACAACTTGCACTGCTTTTAGTTTCAATGATGTACCGATGTCACCGCTTGGTAGGACATATGGCTTTTGGAAGAAAGCTAACTTAACTTTACTACCGCTGTAGACTGGTGTGTCTGTATCTTTGATTTGTGTTCCTTCTGTATCAACAACGACTGGGATAATCTTGTCGCCATCTCTCCAGCTGAAACGAAGGTGGTATGTACCTTTCTGATTGTCTAGCTCTTCCCAAGGCTCTGGCTTGACTGTGACCCTCTTAGGGTTCTTAGCCTTGCTTCTAGCCCATTCTAGAGCTGACTCACGCTCTTCTTCGAGAGTACTAATTAAGTCCTCTTGAACAAGTGCGGATAGCTTGTAGCCCCATTCCCCAGGCTTGAGTACGGCTTGAAAGCCATCAAGTGTTACGGGTTCTTGAGTTACGTGGGTGTTCATAATTAACAGAAAAAATAGGTGGAATTAGATACAACCTTTGGGTCTAGTGTCCCAACGATTGGTGGTGGTTCTGAGGCATTGATTGTCTCTGCAAATTTGGAGAGCCAACATTCTTCGGAAAAGATATTGGTGTAGGTTTCTCGCACAAGGCGATTGAGTGTTCCCATGTCTCCTGCTCTGCAAAGAACAGAGTCATGTATGACTGTGAATGGTTCATCGAATTGAGTAAATGATCTGTGAAGGATCGAAGCATCGAATGAATGAATGTAATTTGGGGCAGTGCTAGACTTATGTTTAGTAGGACTTGGTGTAGTTTTACCAGTAGGTAATCTTACACAAGTACGTCCTAACAACTGCAGCTCCATCTGTTTGGTTTCGATGTCGTCTCTTCTTTGATTGACAATAAACCCAGACGGTGTGACCCATTCAACTTCTTTAGCACCATTTCTGATGTAAAGTCCGACATGTTTCTTTATCCATCGCATCACTTGCATTGGCCCTGGAACTATAGCGTCCATGCTGTTGTATACAGCGTTTACGACCTGTGTGAGTTCGTCCTTTGTGGGGTCGATACCCTCTTCAAGCAATGCTTCACGTATGTACTTACGACTACTATCCTTAGTAGCATTGTATGGTATGGTCATTACCGTGCGTTTGCACACGGATCTGTTCATCCAACGGTGCATGTATGTAGGTAAGAACTCTTTTGCTTTCTCAGCCACCGCTTTGTAAGCGTCACTAGGTTTACTACTAGGTACGACATTTACAAGCTCTGCTGTGCTTTTGTCTCTAGCTAGACCAGCAAGGATCTGTAGACCAGAGCATGTTGCATCAACTGCAACCATAAGACCAGTTGTTTTCTTGTCTTTAGCTATACAGCAGTGGTAGTATTCATGACAAGCAGCCATAAATTGCCAAGGCTCGTCAACTTCTTCCCATAGGTGTAAGTAACCCTCTGGGTCGGTAGCGACCTTGGTTATAAGGTCAGAATTATTAGACACCCATTGATGTCTGTCCTCTAGTGTTTCTTTGTCCAGTCCGTAGGTTGTAGCTACTTGGAAAGATAACCAGAGTTCTGCCTCATCTGTCACACTAGACTCATCAGCAAATCGCAATAATGCTTTACCAAAGTCTGTGTCTTGTGGTGTTAGGAAGGCTGGTATAGGATATGCTCTACCTCTGTAGTCGAAAGACCAACATAAATAAAAGACATCATCCTTAAACTTCTCAGCAGCTTCTAACTGTGTGCGTGTTCGCACTGATCGTTTGAAGTTTATTCGATCAGCATTGTGAGCCTCTGCCATAGCTCGTCTCCAAGCTAGGTTGCTCTCCTGATTTTCGTCTGCATCTACAGGACGTGGTAACTTCGTGGTAGGACTAATAGGTATAAACTTACCTATAATTCTACCTCTCAACCTCATCTTATCTGCTATGTGCAGCACGTGCTGATTAACACAGTACTTGACCCGCTGTAACTTGTTTAAGAAGTTCATCGGTGCTTCTCCGTGTATTATGATGGGGTTTCCCTTTCGAGTAAGATCATGACCCTTCATCATACGGTTAGTCAAGTAACCACCGTAGATAATAGTACCGTCATCATTGTAGCCCCAATCGTCTGGTACGACTAGCATTGGCCAAGGTATACCAGCAAATAACTCAGCAGATTTTATGAGTTCAGCTCGTCTTTGATTGAACAAATCAGTAGGAACTACCCTGTACTCATATCGTTTACGATGTGTCTTGCGTTTGTTAATAGAAAACCACTGTGTAGTTTCCATTACAATTAGTAGACCCCACCTGCCAAGTGATGTCTTGGCTTTGATATTCCAGGGCTGCCATCTGATGTCACGTTGTCCAAACTTTTGACTAGCTATGATCTCCTTTTGTCGTGTACCACATGAGTTGTGAAAGTATTTCTCACTGATGTAGTGCATCAACGCAGGATGTTCTTTCTTGTACCATCTGAACTTACACTCTGATTCAAGTGCAGAGCCAAGAGCAACCAGCATAGGAGTGATAAGGTTAGCTCCTCTCTGTGTGCTAAATACTCTGTCAAATGTAATCTTGAGTAGAATAGTTGCGATGGCTAGAGGTTCGAGGTCATCAAGGTAAAGAGCTATGTCTTTGTAAAACTTACCAGCTTGACCTGTCTTAAGTTTGAACTTAGTATCTTCGACCTTGGTAATCAGATAGGGCAGTGCTTCTCTGATTGATGACACCCCATAGACGCTTGCGGAAGCGTAAGATTTCTCTTCTAATTTCTGTATGGAGTCGTGTAGCCTTTGTCTCCCACAGCTGATCGCTTCCTGTTCTAGCAGGAACTGTCGGTGTAGGTTTGTATGCGTCTCCATAGGCGAGGAAGAGGGAATATTCGTAGTCATCGAGGTGGTCGATTTGGCGTTGTGTAAGGTTAGATGTCATAGCATTTACACTGTTGTTCGTAGGGGAATACTTTGCAATACTCCTCCATGCTGTTGAAGCAAGTCCAGTTGGGTAGGTAGAAACCTAGCTCATACTCTGGGTTGCGTTTGGTAATGAGCTTGCCCTGAGAGGCTAGTATTACCAGTAGGTTGTCAATGATAGGAGGGCCACAGGGATCTATTTCTAGCATCACCTCGCCCGTATTATCATCAATGTAGTAGCCGAGTCTGTCAAGGATCTCGGATAGGTCACATGGGTTCATGGGATTTCGGTTTGGGTGTCCATTACAGCATTGCTGGTCATGACAATGTAGTCATCATCATTCATCAGCAAGCCTTTCATAAAACGCTTCGCAGCGTTTGACTGGCGGTATGCCTTTTCTTGTATTGTGCCATCTTGCTTTACAGCTCGGACGACACATACATAAGCTGCTGGTAGATCCCAGCTGAGAGCTGCCTCGTGACCCATATCAAACGTGACTTGAGTGAGTTCGTCTGTGGCATGCCACTTGTTTAGCTCTCGTATTCGGTTTTCAAATGGGTCTTTTCTCATGTTACCAGATTCGTATTGATTTAGTTGGTGGGTTGTCCTTGTTGTGCATGTAGACTACGTATTGGCAGCCCTGCATGGACAGTGAGATGGCAAGCATAATGAGACATGCTCTCATACAAGTTCTTCCTCAAATCTCTTCATGGCAATCTCAGCTTGCTTCTCCTCATCGTAGTAAGGGAAAGCAGCCTTGACCTCCTCGAAGATAGATTCCAGGCGTTCTTGTGCGTGTGGTGTACTCAATCTAAGTCCTCCTCTTGGTTGATGTTGCGTAGGTTGTGTGCCTCGATGATGAACTTCTCACCGTCTCTGGGACTTTGCATGATACGCTTGAGTCTAACCATTGTGGTGTCAATGGAATCAAACACTCCACATATTGTACCAGTATCTGAGTACAGAGAAGTGCGTGTGATTGTAAAGACAATCGGATCGTCACAGCAGTCAAAGGTTTGAATGTACTGCTGTTCGTCTGTTGGTTTGAGGTTGATGATGTCAGCCATGTGATTGGAGCCAAGTAAGTGAGCGTTGCATTGTGGATGGGTCGTCATTAAACTTACCAAAAGCTACGTTGCAGGAGTCGCAGATGTAGCCTCTGAATCTGTCAGTTTTATGATCGTGGTCAAGAACCCAGTTAGCAGTATGCCTACCGCATGCTGGGCAGTCGCCTGGGGCAGGTACAGGATGCTGCCGTCTCAGTCTACGTCTGACCGTTGCTTGGTGGTTGGAGCAATGTTTGCAAGTATTCTTACGACCTGCTCCCACAGTACTGAAGAGCGGGAAGTCCTCAAGGAGTTTGATTTCTCCGCACTCTTTGCACTGTTTAGCCTGTCCTGATTTGTAGGCTTGATAGATCTCATTCTCAATTAATTTCATAGTAATTGGTGTAGATCACGGAGTCTGCGATGTGGTCGAGTCCAGCGTCAGCTAGTGCATCGTAGATGTCTTTGTCTGAATCAAAATCCACAGCGATAGTGGAGTTTCCAGATGGTGTGTAGGAGTAGCCAGCCTCCATGAGAGAGGAGGCTACACTGCGATCAAAAGTAACAGTCATTGTTGGCATTAGATTTGAGGAAGTACAGGTTCTTGCACAAGTCTGACCTTTGCAAGTTTGTGTTTGTAGAAAGATGCAGGTGTGATCTCTCTGCACTTGACACCTTTAGCCTTACAGTTAGCGTTGACCCAGAAGCCAAGGCTCATGTTAGGCTGTGCAAGTAGGTTGGCAATAGCTTTGCGAGATACATTGTTGTACTCGTAGCGTGTGCCAGTCAAGAACTCAACGATGGCTGTGCCAGTGAGTGGAGATACGTCAATAGTTTTGACGCATGTGGAAGTACGTGACTTTGGTTTCATGGTATGAAAGTGGTGAACAACAGAGGGTGAGACCCTCATCCAATACATTAGCTGTACTGGAAGAGAGCGTCAAGTTGTTTGATGCGATTGAGTGGAATTGTTGCGGTTTGCGGACATATGGTGTTGCCTAGGCATTTAAGTCTGTCCACCCTACGGGATAGCCCATCATCTCCTCTACGAAGCATGGGTTGAGATGCATAGGTTCGCCAGTCGGAACCGAGTCGGATTCCTGTATCACTCCAGTCAAGTAACCCTGTTTCTGCCAACGCAAGCTGCTCTTGCTGCCCTTGACCCCTATGCCCTTCCACTCGGACGCTCGTGGTGTTGGCAACAGGGTGAGCTTGTCTTGTAGGTTGAGGCTGTGACTTGTACCTGTCTGCGATAGTCTCCGTCCATTTGGTGTGATCTTCGCATTTGGATGTGCGATAGTATCTTGGGTCGTTGGCGTAGGCAATAATCCAGATGCGTTTTCTGAGGTGGCAGCCACCCACGTCTCGTGCTGATACAATGCCCCACTCAGCATTATACCCGCTTTTGGCAATTTCCAGGAGGATTTGTTGGAAGGTTTGCCCTTTGTTGTGACTGATGGTATTGGCAACATTTTCGAGGAGGATGAACTTAGGTCGAACTTGCCGAGCGATCTGCATAACCCTGTAGAACAAGCCACTGCGAGTGCCAGCTCCCAGTCCAGCTTGTTTGCCCGCCGAGCTGAGGTCTTGACAGGGAAAGCCTGCCGTGATGAGGTCGTACTCTCCAAATCTGAAGGAGGTATCGAAGGTTGTGATGTCGTCATGGATAGGTACGTTAGGGAAGTTTTTGCGTAGGATCTTCTGACAGTATGGGTCAATCTCTACGAAGTCGAGGGTAGTAAAACCACCGAGGAGGTGTCCAGCATAGGCAAAGCCACCAATGCCAGAGAATAGGTCTAGAACTCTCATACGTGTGGGTGTTTGTGGCGTAGTCTGCGGTACTCTAGGTAAGCAATAGCCTTGGCAACCTCTGGAGGCAGCTTCTGCATAGCTTGAGTCTCTTTGAGTGTGGGTCTAGTCATAGCGTCTAGTCCTTGAGAGTCCTTTGACGGTGTCGAAGTACCAGCGTTCGACTTCTTGGGTTGGGAATTGGTAGTTTCTGTCATGGATGTCGGTGAGTACGGATAGGAGGACTGGGTCATTGATGACGTTTTTGTTGACGAATACAGCTCCGTCAAGTATGGGCATGAGTGTAAGTTGTTTAGACATTGTAGATACGTTTGTGTGTGACCCAAGTGATGGCTTGGATGTCGGCAGGTGAGTAGGCTGTAACCAGCTCGTCATTGATGAAGGCAGTAGCGTCACGATAATCAGTCTTGATTTGGTGGCGTAGCTTCTTGCCAATGGGCGGTACTTCTTTCATGGTCAAGCGTTGCCCGAACCATACGGAGTAGGCATGCCCGTCAATGCACACGTCATTGAGTGCTGGGTTAGTGATGCAGTTGAAGAACTCGATAAGCTTCTTGCCGTTGAGAATCTCAACAATGGGGATGTCACGTGTCAGTATGTCTACAGCTTTGGCTTTCATCTTACCATAGGTGCAGACCTTGACATTGAGCATGTCAGCACGTGTACCGCCAGCAGCCCAGCATTTAATGATGGCTTCAGCGTCTACAATGTTACGTTCCCAGCGGTTGTTGGGAGATAGGGCAGCGATGACACCAGCAGCAACTTCTGTACGCAGTCCATATTTGCAAGCAATACGACCAGCGATAGCAAGGGCTGACGGATACCAGTCACAACCTAGTTGCACTTCTTGAGAGGTGGCGAGCGTGAACTTGGCGACAATCTCACGTGCATTGTGTGATAGTTGAGAATAGGTCACAATTTTAGTTGGTGGTGTGGTGCGGTATGCAAGAATTGAACTTGCACTGTATAACTATTGTACTGGTTAGGTAAGGAGACAAGTAAGAGTATAAATACTCAGCGTCAACATTCGTTAGTAATCGGTTGCAGTGACAGCTGGACGACCTACCGCATAAAAAGCCTATAAAGGTATTTTATCACCCGTAAAGGGTGGACTGTTGGCAGTCTATAGACTTGGTAAATAAAATTGATTTGCTAAATCCTTTTCTGCTTTTAACGGTCTATCCAGCCCACCCGTTACACCTCGCTATGCGTATCAGTGTAAATTTCCCCGTCTCCTCGGTTGACTAGATTTGTGTGATGTTCAATAAGCGATGTATGTGATTGATGTACCCAATGTATATCCGTTTTTTTGATAGTGCAACCCCTTACCTGGAATTGTCAGCGATTCAACACATTTCCATTTTTTATATATATAGAGTCCCTTTGCGATCAGCGTATTGGGGATAGTGGTGGACTGGGTTCTTAGGTTGAGATTGGCCGTAGACTGATGAGAATGAAAACGATTATCATTTTCGTTTCTCAATAATATTGACTTATTGATTATCATTAAGACTGCTTGTTGATTCTCATTAACTCTTCTTATTGAGAATTGACCTCTACCTGGTTTTGCTCGATACGCCGATTTATTACACTTAAAAATATTTATTTGTGGATCTTGCTTAAACACTATTAAAAAGCCTTATATTCCACATAAACTATCCTTATATATAGTGTCCATATATTTGTATTGACTTGATGACACACTATATGAGTCCTATTTGAGACGTGTGGGGATCGTAACAATTTTGTATAGTGTGGTTAACCGTACATTTGTATAGTGTTGTTACAGATGCCCGCTTATTGATAACGATTCTCAATAACCCCGCGAATCCTGATAAATGATAATGATAATCGTTTTCATTCAAGTAGTGATAACCGTACCCCGCGAGGTACTATAAAAAATGTTATATGTCAATGAGTAAAAATACCTATTGTCAGCATACCGTGACCTGGGCCTTGCGGGGGTAACGACCAGTAACGTGCGTTATAATACCCCACAAACAATTTTGTCAAAATTTAAGACCTATTTCTTGTTAAACATCCTGTTGAGGTGCTGTCTTTGCAGCTCAAGCTTCATTTGGGCTAAGGTCAGGAGAGGCCAGCGTTGTAGTTTTAGTGCTAATCTAAATCTTTTATACCATCTACTCTTCTTAATCCTGCCCCACAACTGTTGTATTGTCATGGTCGTACTGTACGTAGGTGCTATAGTGTTAGTATGAGGTGGTTAATAGTAGTACGAGCGGGTAACTCGTATAGTAGAGGGAGAGTGACGAAGTCATCTTTCCCTCTTGACCGCTGTTTCCACCCACGAGGAGCACCACTTCCCCGTGTATTATGATGGGGTATCTCTACATCCAAGTCATATTGTCACTTCTAGCCAATCCTCTAGCTTCTTTACGTTGGTCTAAATCTAACCCCAACACCATATGGTTAGCTTCTGCTTGAGGATCATCCATCCAAGCCTCTAGATGGTCTAACCACTCTTCATGTCGTCTGTCTTTTATCTGTTGTTGAGCAGAGATTGCGAGGGCATCTGTAAACCATTTAACGCCTTGGGCGAGAGAGTCGATTCTGTCATCATGTCTAACAGCTCCTTTTTCTCTGCACATTCTGCTGATTTGGTAAGCAAGCATATATTGGAATCTATTTTCAGTTGCCTCAGCTTCATTACTCTTATAATCCCACGTAATGACGGAAGGATCAATAACAAGCCTATGCTGGTTAAAGACAGGCTCAAGGCTATCAATAATACGATGTTCTTTGCGGACATTTGCTCTAGTCTCCTCTATGTCTATGTTTGTTTTTGTCGTCTGACAATGCTTTCTAAATAGCTCTGATACAATACCATCGCCAAAGTTGCTCTCGATGAGCAGTGTACTCGCACCATACTTTCTACACCTTTTTAGTATTTCTAATAATGTGTGGTCGCTATAACCGTCTCTAGAGGCGTAAACCTCATGTAGGTATATAAAACCATTTAACTGTGATAAGAAGCATGCTACAGTCTCATCAGAGCCCCTTCCAGAGGGGTCTACGCTGCATATAGTCTCGCTATACTCAACCCACTCACCTTGAACAGCCATAGGGCTGTAATAGTAGTCTCCCGGAAGCCCCGCACATGGCAGGTCTTTAAGTAGATTACGTGGATCTGAGCACCATATAATGTTTTCTGGTGCATGTGTAGGGTTTACGGGTGTAACAATTAGGTCTGCAAACTTCAATGGGAACTTTTCTGCGTCAGACAGTGTAGTGTCTAGCATAAACTGTAGCATAAAGTTGCTACGTCCCATAGATGCTTCTCTTTCTAACAGGTCTGACTCTTTAAAACGTGTATCTGTAGGTTTCCATGCCATGTCTCCTTGTTCTAAGTCCTCTACTAACTGTGGAGCTAGTAAACCATCATACATAGCAATTTTGCGGGGGTATCTAGCTGGCCATACAAATGGTCTGTAGCTACGTTCTCGTAGTTTATTGTAGACAGTAAAAGTGGTTTGAGGAGTTCCCAAGAACATAAT